TATCGGCGGTTCGCACCACCGGCAAACGAGCCTGCTCGGGATAGAGCATATGGCCGACGCCCACCGTCCAAAGTTTGGCTGGGCAGAGATACGGTCGCAGGCGCACACCTTCGTGTTTCTTTATCGACGCGAGCGCCTGCTCGCTTGTGTTCATTGTTTGCAGTTCTTAAAGTGATAGCGACGCATATTGCCGCCGCCTCCAGAAACTCCACACTTTGGACAGGTAACGATTGCTCTTTTCCCTTTGCAGGACGCACTCAATCGCTCACGGTATTCGGGATCGGCATTTCGTTTTGCCGCCCCAGCCCGATAAGCGCCGAGATTGGCCCTCTTTGCCTTACCACCAGTAGCGTCTTTGGCTATGTTGTAAAGCCTATCAACAGGAGTCTCTTGCAAAAGAAACTCCTCCAACTCCCTTGCCTGCTCGATCGTATCGGTCTCGCAGACAGTAGAGAATTCAAACTCATCGACATTCGGCTTGGTTCCGCGCAAAGCCCGGATCATTGCCGGATGGTTGCCGTTCCTCAAATAGGACTTATGGCAGATCAGCCTGCGCTGAATGTCAGAAGAACTGCCAATGTACACTCGATTGGCAGATCGATTCTGAATGGCATAGACGCCTATCGTCACTTGGTGAAAGCCCTAGTGCCGAAATGGAAGGCAATGATCGATGATAAGATCATCATTTCTTCCTCGCCGAAAATATTGTTCATAGCTTCAGCAAACGGTATTCCCGTCGAATATGCGTACCATACACCAGTTGCATTCAAAACAACAAGTTCCAGCACAAAGATATAAGTCACAACAGGTCTGACCGACGCCCGAAGATTGATGATCCATTGGCTGGCACCCTTGCCGATCGCCTCGTCGTGCTTGTACAGGGCGACCCGCTCCTGCGCATAGGTCTCGGCCAAAACTTGCTCGGTCTTGATCTCCTCGATGCGCTCCTGCGCTTGGAACCCGCGGGCAGCCAGCTCCAGCTCCCGCTCCTTTTGCATACGCAGGATGGCGAGCTCATGCGACTTGTCCTGCCGATCTTGGAAGAACTCGAGGATCTTCGGGAGGCCGCCAGCAAGAAATGACAGGAATGTGGAAAGCATCGTCATCATGGCGGCAGCCTCACTTTTTGTTGATCAGATCGAATAGGGTCTTGATCTTATCCTCGAGCACGGCCACTCGGAGATCCAGCTTTGACAGGACGATGATCAGCGTGATGAGCGCGAGAATCACCGGCCATGCGCGGGTGAAGATCTCGAACAGCTCCATGCTACTTATCCGCTTTGGTCGTGTTGAGCTGGTTGATCAGATTGAAAATGTCATCCAGCGTCCGGCGAATGTGGTGTATGTCATCCCGGTAGTCGGCTTTGGTGACGTAAACGTGCGGCATATTGCGCACATCCCGATCAAGCTGGTTAATTGAGCGGCTGATGTTATTCAGAATCCAACCGCCCAAGAAACCGGACACGCCGACCAATACGTTAAAAAGCATCTGCGCATCCATCGTCAAACTCCCGGGACTGCTCTACGCGGGGCCGATGCCGCGATCTGTTCGGCCTTTGCAAATCGTTCGGCGGCCTGCCCAGCGATCGGAGCGGCAGCCAACAGGGCTTCCGTCTGTTGCGCTTGAGCGTCGGCAGCATCCATCTCCTCGAGCTCCTCATCGGTGCGCAGCGCCTTTGCCGGCACACCGTTGGCCTCGGCAATGAGCTTGATCGCCTCGTCGGCATTGATTCGGCGCAGCACCGACATATCGCCAGAGACTTGTGCAACCGGCAACATCGCCTCGATCGTGCGCAGGATGCCCGCGGCTTCCTCGGTTTTCATCAACCGGGCGAGCGGCCCCTGATATTTCGGGAAGATTTCGCCGCCCGAGGCAAGGTAGTCCATCAATGCAGGAGGCGGTTCCGGCAGCGAGAAGCTGGCAGACAACAGATCAAGTTCGCGATCGATGATCGGCCCCAAGAACTCCGACTGCTGGCGGCCCATCGTCGGCCCGAGCAGAGCGCCCTTTTCCTGCGCGCGCTGGAGCACCTCAGTCGCCGTCATCGTGCGGGGCGATTCCACCAGAATCTGGAACAACGTCACCAAGAACGAGTCGTTCACAGCGCGGCGCTTCTGATCTGACATCTCAATGCCAATCGGCAGATTGCCGCCGGTCATCAGAGGCTGCACGAGCGGCGTACCGTCGTCTCGTAGGTATCCGTAGTTCAATGCGTTAGGACGCACGGAGAAGGCATTTAACGCGCCCTCCTCGGTCAGGATGAGCGGCGGGTCAACCATGCGGTGCGCCATCCGAAGCATGGTCTTTTCCATCTCTTGCAGCGACTTGATATCGGCAAGAGCCTCCATCGCCGGAGACCGTCCATAAATCTCACGCGGCCCGGTAACGTACCGACCAACCGCATACGGCATCACTCGATAACCGCCTTCCTCGAGCAGCACTTGCCCTTCGCGTGATACATATCGAGATACATATCGCATCCCGTCAGGGCCGGCCATGCCTTCTTTGTAGTCGTAGTTTGGGCGAACGCAATGCACAAACTCGAACATCGTGTTCGGCGCAGTCTTAGCCTGTCCTACGATCCCACGCGGCAGCTTGTCAGCCCAGCCCGGGATCTGCATCGCTTGACGAGCAGAGAGCTGGAACGAGCGGTAAACGGTATCAACCCGGCCTGTATGGTCAAGATCGATCACGAGCTCCGAGAGCGCGATCGCTCGGTATCGCAACGTGACGCCCGGGATTTCATCGACGAACAGCGCCGACGTACCGAACGCACCGAGACTCATGTAGCACTCGAAAGCCTGCGAGGCAAAGTTCGCGCTCGGAGCATAGCGTTGACGGAACATCACATCGCGAACCGCATCGCACCATCGCTGCACGGCTACATCGTCATCGAGCTCTGGGATACCAGTACGCAGCCCGTGCCACAACTGAGTAGCCGGAGTCAGCATCGAATCCATTGCAGCAGCAAACCGCGGCAGAGCTCGCTGGGCAGTCGAGTCGAAGATCTTCTCCGATCGCTTCTCGCCCGGTGTACGCCAGCCCGTCATCTCGGCCATTGTCGGCCAGACGCGCTCGGCTACTTCCTGCCAATGGTTCTCCCAAGTTCCACGCGCGCCCTTCAGACGATCGTAGCCCTCGAGGACTTCTGCTGCGCGTGAATCAGCCATTAGATCGGCTCTCCATCTACGGTGATATCAAACTCATTGCTTGCTACAGCAGAAGCGACAGGCTCGGCAACAACCGGCTCCGCGCTTTCGGAAGGCGTCGCAACGTACTCACATTCTAACCAAGCCATTTCGCTGTGGTTCCAGTTCCATTGGTAGCCGGGGCGATCCTCGGGCTTGGTGTCACGCACCACCCACTCGCCGTTTAGCCACGCGACTTCCTTGCCCTCTGGCGCTTCCGGCTTGGCAGGCACTTCATACCAACCCTTGCTGTTGTCAATCTGCTCGACTGGGTAGTGGCCTTTGAAACTATAGAGTGTCATGGTCTACCTCACAGAAGCGGGAACGCCGTACTCGGCGGGGTGAAGCCTGTCGTGTAACGGGCAACTCCACGGGTGATGCGAAGGTCGTCGATGTAACAATTTGCCGGTTCGGATGCGGTCGGTGTATACCCAACGGCTACACCTTGAGCGGTAGAAAAATCGGTGCTAATCGTTCCAGTCGCGTCCAAAACGCCATTCAAGTAAATCCTTGTAGCGTTTGATCCCGTGCTATCTCTGACGTAAGCAACGTGATACCACTGCCCAGTTGATAGCGTGGTTGTGCTGGTAATCGTGTCGGCACTTCCAAAAATGCCAGATGCTAGTTTCCCGCTTCTCAACGCCATGATCGGGCCTGTCCCCGAACCGCCAGCGGAGGTAACCAATCCTTGGTTGCCAGAAACAGAATTCATATACAGCCAGAATTCAACCGTATATGCGCCAGTTCCAAATTGAATTGCACGACTCGTTGAGGGCGCAAGCAACCCGTCCCCCGTCCCATCGAAATACATCGACGACCCGCCGAACTTGCTCTGCGTCGTGCTGATCTGCGCGTTGCCCACCGTCTCAAGGTCGTTCTTGGACGTAGCGTCGTAGATGCCTGCGTTGGTGAAGTTGAGCAAAAGTTGAGTGTTAGTGATTGCCGTAAGAGGCGCGGTTGGCAAAGTCGGGGTAATAGCCGTGCCTTTAATTACCCGAACGCTTGAAACGTATCCGGTGAATTGTTCTGAACCGTCACCGTTGCCGTTTATTCTGACTGGATATCCAGAGAAAGATTGGCTGTTCGTACCTGCCGTTCCAGACGAAACCCCATTGACGTAAAACTGAATTGTCGTGCCGGCTCTTGTTACGGCCACATAATTCCATTCGCTTAAACGCAAAGCCCCGGCTGCACCAAAGGCAACAAAACCGTTTGTATACATAAACAAAGTTCCAGCATTGGTATATCCAATGCTGTAAGCGGTTGTATAGTTGTTTGCATCAGGGCGAGTGCCTACAACAATTTGGTATGCGGCAAATGCAGTTGGATACACCCAAAAATCAATAGTGAAATTCCCACTTCCAAAATCAAGCGCCGCATTTGTTGGCGTAATTAAGTTATCACCGCTCCCATCAAAATACCCACTCCCGCCATACGTCGCTGCACTCCACGCTGCCGTTGGGTTGAACGGGCTGAAGGCTTGGATGGATGACGTACTTCCAACAGTTACGGTTTTTGCAGTCGTTGCTGTATTGGTGTCAATAAATCGGTTGGCTTGGCACAGCAATACTGACTGGCCTGACGTAGAAGTAGATAACGGAGTAGTTGACGGGGTGAAAGTTGTGCCATTCGGGAACAAGCAAGTTCCTTTAACAACACTTACGTTGGAAACATATCCAGCAAAGTACAACCCGTTATAGTCGCCAGTTCTGCCAACAGAAAAACTGCCAGTAGAATCCACGATTGAGGATGTTGACAGCGTTGCATTTGTTCCATCTTGCGAACCGTTGACATACAGACGCATCGTCCCGCCATCACGCACCATTGCAAGATGCGTCCATTGGCCAACCGGGATTGTTGCGGTGCTAGTTGCTACTTTTGAACCACCGATATAGACATAGCATTCAGCAACATTCGTCGTTGCCTTTTTGTACAACTGGAAACTGGTTGAGGCGGCAGCACCCGTGCTAGGCACTTGACCTAAAATGTACTGATCGCTTCCAGAGTTTGCCGTTGAATAAACCCAGCATTGTATCGTGAAGTCACCAGACCCCATCGTAAAGTCTGCGCTATCTGCAACGCTGATGTAATCGCTGCTACCATTGAAATAAACACCCCACCCCGTCTGCGAGAACGGCGAGAAAGTACCCTGCGTCGTGTTGCCGTTGCGGGTGATGCTGAAGGCATTGGTAGACGAGTCTAGGAACGTATTGTTCTGCGCTCCGTTGGTGCCGTTACCGGGCAGCAGCAGAGTGGTGTACTCGAAATCGGGATCAGAGACGACCGGAGGCAGGCCGCCGCTTTCGGTACGGTCAAACGTCCGAACGCTAGTCCGGCTTCCCGTGCGAGACCAAGTACGCATTAGTACGTCGGAGCAGGGACGCGCAGAGCCATTGCATAGACACCCGTAGCGGTGTCGATGTTGGCTCGGATCTCGCCAGCGCCGAGCTCGAAGATGCCGCCGCCGTCAGCGGTCAGCTCAGTCTCGGTGCCGACATCCTGCGCAGTTCCGTTCGGGCCTTTACACTCGAGCTTGACGGTGCCGCCGCCCCAAGAGTCCGACTCAACGCGGAACTCACCGCGGCCACCCGGCCACATGAACCAGTCGCCAGTCGCGCTAGCGTTAGATGCGAGAACAATGCCTGTTGCCATTTCAGTCTCCGATTACGCGATGCGATGCGCGTAGAACAAAACAGAGGGGATCGCCGGGATTGCCGGAGGGCCAGCAGCCGCAGCCGTGTGGTCAGCCGTAACGTCAGCATCTTCTGGCAGCCACATCACTTGGATGTACTGGCCTGCCGTCACTTGCTCGATGAACGTCAATTCAAAAACGTGCTTGCCGCCGTCAGCGGTTTTGGGAACCGTAACCTTAGATCCGGTTGCTGTGACATCGGTGCCGTTAATGCGGTACCAAATCGTAACGTCGTGATCACTGCTATCGGCATTGTCGAACTGAATGCTAACGCTGCACAGGTAAGTGCCGGCGTTGGCAAACGTGATCTGACTGTTCGATACGATCGAGATTCCAGATGAGAATGCCACCGTATTGCTGAACGTAAATGCGGTCGGCGTCGATACGCTGCCGATCTGGTCAGCCGTCGAGTAGAAAGATCCGATGCTGTTGTTCTTTAGCCGATCAAAAGGAACGATGCCGACCGTCAGCTCGCCATCCTTTCGCACCGACCACTTGCTCACACCGCCGACTTGCAGATCATCGAGCAGAGATCCGGCATCCGAGGCCGAATCCGTGACATTGAACACGCGAGCCTTGAACGTCGTCAGGGCATTGTTCCACGTTGCAGCCAGCGCACCGATCGACTTGCCGACGATCGCAGCCGCGGTCGACTTCTTGGTTTCGCCAGATCCGGTGTCGACAATCGGCAAAACGTCAGCAGCAGGATCGACTGAATCCTGCGCGAGAGACGTTAGCGCCGATATCTTCTTGGTCGCCATTACATCATCCCACGAGCGCGCTTGGCAGCCTCATCCTTGCGCTTGGCAATCATCTGGGCGGCATTCATCTCGCCCTGCTTCATGCCTTCTTCCATGCCCATCTTCTGGCCTTTCTTCTTACCCTTCTTGTACAAGGCCTTTCCGGCCATAGCCATTGCGCGCATTAGCCACCTCCAAGCAAACGCGAAACCGCTACCGAACCCGTCTGCTGACTGGCCGGGGTCGACATAATCGTAGACGCGCGGCCACGGCGACGAGCCATGCGGCGCTGTTCAATACGGGAGAGCTGCGCTTCATCCACCGTTGGCGGCGGGGGCGTCGGCTCGATCTTGGGCATCTTCGGTCGAAAAAGACTTGACATCTGGCGCTCCTTTCGGGTTGCGCAAGTAGTCTACCCCAGCACCCTGTAGTCTGCTACTGCCACTTGATGGCTTGGACGACGCGCCTGTTCCGTACCGCGGAACGGCTTGCGACCCTTGGCGAGATACCGGAATGCGTCGGCGTAGTGACTCGTCCAATCGTGCAGCGGCTTGTCCTTGAACCGCTGGAGTTTGTCATCGTATTCGCGTCTGTACTGCCGCAGAGCGTCGAGCGCGCGAGTCATACGGGACTTCGCCTCATCTGCCGTTTCGCCCGGGAACGGATCTGGTGCGGTATTGAACTCGGTCGCAGGCAGCATCATTCGCGCAGCCTGTATGCCATCGTCTACCGAGTCGCGCTCGAGGATGCGAGGCTTGAGGCCATAGCCCGCGGCCACTTGCACTCGAGACTGACCAGATCCCCATTCCTGCACAGCGCCGTCATGCGGCCAGATGTGATCGCCATAGACGTAATCCATCGCGAGCAGCTTCTTGACGTACCACTCGAGCCCGACACCGGAGCCTTCGAGCACGTTGATGATGCGCACCTTATGACCGATGAGCTGGTAGAACCAGATGATCGTGGAGTCGCCGACACCGATATCCCACGCCGTGCCGACAGGCTGGCCGATAACGTGCGGATACTCGCCGATCCTGCCGTTGGCTTCTGCGCTGCGGATCAGCTCCGAGAGATATGCGCCCGGAATGTCTGCGTCGAAATCGCAATAGTATTCCTGCCGGATGATCGCTTCGGCTTCCTTGTCGCCGCGCTCCATGCGCAGCTCTTTGCGCTCGCGCTGGATGGTCGCGATCGGGATCGCTTTCGTATCCTCGACGGTGAGCACTTGACCGAACCAATCGGCATCCTGCTTGGCGTACTCGACTAGCCGAGCAAAGTGGTTCCTGCCGCGGGGCGTCGAGATGAAGATCGCCCAGCCACCGTTCTCGGCAAGGATCGGTCGCAGGAAAGCCCATGCGTTGGGATCTGCCATCGCGTACTCGGAGAACACCACACCCACCGGGGGCGAGCCCACGAGGCTGTTGTAGTTGTCGGAGCCGACGACTTGCCATGTCGAGCCGTTCTTGAACCGGATAAACATATCCTGCTCTCGAGTGCTCTCGCGCAGCTCCATCGGGAATGCGTCGTCGATGCGGCGCTTGCCGGTGTGCGGATTCACCGCGTCCCAGATTGCTTTGCGTGACTGGTTGGCCTGCGGAAGCATATGCCACACCGAACCGACGCGAGTCATCATGGACACCGCAGCCCAATGCAGGCTGATGTCGTCCTTACCGGAGCGTCGAT